ACGGGTGTTGGTAATGAGATTTTAAGATCGAGTTTAGTTGGTTCAATCGCTGGTGTAAATATATTTGAAACTTCAAATATGGCGGACTCATCTGGTAATAATCCGGGTACTACAGGAGATTACAAAGGTGCAGTATTTAATCAAGATGCTTTAGGACTAGCTATGATGCAAGACTTAAAAATCGAAACTCAAAGAGATGCTTCTCTTAGAGCAGACGAGATTGTTGCAACAGCAGTTTATGGTGTCGGTGAATTAAATGATGCTAATGGTGTTGAAATCGAATCAGACTCAACAATCCAATAATAGGATAACTATAAGGGCGAGAAATCGCCCTTATATTAATTAGGAGAAAATTATGGAAGAAATGATTAAACTTACAAATGGAAAAAAAACTATAATTAGATCAAAAATTCAATACGAAGCAAATGTAGCACACTTTAAAATGAGAGGATTTACTCCTTTAGACGAAGTAAAAAAAGAAATTAAAAAGGCGACTTTAAAAGATATTGCTGATAAAGTTGTGCAACTAAAACCAAAGAAAAAAAAAGCGAGGAAGAAAAAATGAAAGACTTAAAAAAATATTGGAAAATTGTAAAAGATAATCCAAAAGTTGCTATGGGTGTTATCATAGTTCTTGCGATTATTATTTCATGGGTATCGTAATATGGCAAACTTTACAGGTGCAAATGTAATAACAGCTAGTGATGTAACTAAATATCAACCTGATGTTTTTGAGTTTGGTATTACATCTAGTTCTACAGAAGCAACAAATTATTTTGCACAAACAACAAATGATATTTTAAGACAGCTTAGAATAGAATGGTTTCCAACTTACAAAACAAATGTTTATACAGATATTACAGTTTTAAATACTGTAGAGATGGAAAACACAAAAGTAAATTTAGATCAGTTTGAGAGGGCTGGTGTATATTTATTTCTTGGTAGATTTCTTTTACCAGCATTAACAAAATTTAGACCTGAAGCTGACAAAGATAGATTTGAAAGAATGGGTGAATATTACATGGCTGAATACAACAAAGAGTTTAGAGCAATACTTGAAGATGGTGTTGAATATGACTCAACAGCAGATGGCTCTATAGTTTCAAATGAAAGAGAACCTTTACATGGCTACAGACGATTGAATAGATAATGGCTGTAAATCTAAATATCAAAACAAACTCAAAACAAGTATCTGCAAAATTTAAAAAGTTTGGTGCTGTATTACCTAGAATAATTGATAAAGGTGTAAAACAAGCTGGTTTTCAATTAGTTGCAATTATTAGAGAAAAAACAAAAAAAGGTATTGATTTTAAAGACAGAAGATTTGCACCATATTCTGAGGGCTACATAAAACAGTTACAAAGAGAGGGTAAGCCAACAGCAGTTGATTTATTTTATTCTGGTAGAATGTTAGGTGCTTTGACTCCATCAATGGTAAAGAAAACAGGTAAGCATAAAGTAACATTAGCTTTTTCAAGAAAAGAAGAAATAGATAAAGCTTTTTTCAATCAAGTAACTACAGACCCACAAAGAGAATTTTTTGGCTTTAATACTAAAACAGAAAAGATTATAAACAAATCTTTTGAAAAATTTGTCAAAGATGAACTAAGGAAATTTAAGTTATGAGTACAAGAGAAAATATTGCATCAAATATATTATCTACCATTTCTGGTATATCTAGCCCAAGTATAAAAAAAGCTACAAGACAACCATTTCAACTAGATGAATTATCTGACAAACAATACCCAGCAGTTATAGTTCAAACATCAGAAGAAACTAGAGAAGATCAAGAAATAGGTTCAGGTGCAAAAACAAGGATTGGTACGATAGACTTCTTAATTCTTGGATTTGTAAAAGGTGCAGAAGTTAATATTGATACAAAAAGGAATCAGTTAATAACAGCTATTGAAACAGAACTAGAATCTGATATTACTCGATCTGGTAATGCACTTGATACAGAAGTTATTCAGGTTGAAACTGACGAGGGAACATTATTTCCGATAGGTGGTATTAGAATGACTATTAGGTGTATTTACGAATTTGAAGCTGGTACACCATAGGAGATAATATGAACAAAGATAAAATAATAGACAAGATAGAAAAGAAAATAGATAGCATTGAAAAGTTACACGATAAAGAATCAATGATGTGCGAAGAAGTCAAAGATTTACTTGCAGAACTTAGAGATGAAGAAGATGAGTCATTTGAAGATGATGAAGAATTTGAAGATGACGAAGAAGAAGAAATTGACGAAGAAGAAGAAAACTAATATAACAATTAAATTATAGGAGAAAAAAAATGGCAGTACATCATGGTAAAGAGGGTGAAGTAGTAGTTGGCGGTTCAGCAGTAGGCGAACTTGTTTCATTCACTTTAGAAACTACAGGAGATGTTGTTGAAAGTACAAAAATGGCTGATGCCGCTAAAACTTTTGTTGCTGGTAGAACATCATTCTCTGGTACTTTAGAAATGCACTTTGACGAAGCAGATAGTGTTCAAACACAATTAACTGCTGGTTCAAGTATAACTTTTAAATTATTACCAGAGGGAAGTTCAACAGGTGACAGAAAATTTGAGGGTGCAAGTGTTATTACAGGAATGTCAGTATCACAACCTTTAGATGGAATAGTTGCTAGATCAGTTACTTTTCAAGGAACAGGTGCTTTAACAATCGGAACTGAATAATAATTTATGTCAATAATAGATAGGGTCAAAACACATTTTGATTCTTTACAAACTATTAGTATTGAAGTTCCTGAATGGAAAGATGATGCTGGTAATCCATCAATATTTTACTCAGAGCCTTTAACACTCGAAGAAAAAAATATTATTTTTAAAAAATCAAATAACTTTACTGATCTTACAGTTTTAGTTGATTTACTTATAATGAAACTTCAGGTTAAAGATGAAAAAGGCAATCTTAAAAAAGCTTTTAAATTAGAAGATAAATTTGAATTAAGAAGAAAAGCAGATTCAAATGTAATAGCTTCTGTAGCAAATAAAATATTAGCTGATACATCATTCGAGGAAGCTGAAAAAAAGTAAGAAGCGACCCAGATATTCGTAATATATTGGTGGTCGCAGAAAAACTTAAAGTTCCAATACAAACTGTTTTAGATATGCCATTACAACATTATCATTTATGGTTAGCTTACTTGAAAAAACAACAAGATGAGTATAATAATCTAAAGAACACTAATAGAACATAAAATGGCTCAAAAATTAAATATAGATATTGTTGCAAGAGATAGGTCGAAACGAGCCTTAAATAATTTACAGGGTAATCTACAAAAAGTTAGACAATCAGTTTTTAATTTAAGAAATGCTTTTATCGGTCTTGGTGCTGGTATTGTAATAAAAGGTTTTGTAGATGCTGGAATACAAATAGAAAATTTAGGAGTTCAACTTAAAGCTTTGTTCGGCTCTGCAAAAGCTGGTGAAAAAGCACTTAAAGATGTTACAAAATTTGCGGCAACAACTCCATTTGAATTAAGAAATATACAACAAGGTATTACAGCATTAGCAACTGTCAGAAAAAGAGCCGAAAATGCTGGAGTGTCATTTGAAGAATTACTTAAAATTACAGGTAACACCGCAACTGTTTTAGGTGGTGATTTTGCATTAGCGGCTTTGCAAATCCAAAGATCATTTAGTGCTGGTATAGGAAGTGCAGAATTATTTAGAGAGAGAGGTGTTAGGGCTATGGCTGGTTTCAAAGAGGGTGTAGCTGTTAATGTAGATGAAACAATAAAAAAACTTGCTAAAGCTTTTGGAACAGGTGGAGAGTTTGGAAGTTTAACTGATGAACTTGCACAAACTTTATTTGGTACAGTATCTAATATAAAAGATGCTTTTTTCCAATTTCAAGTAGAAGTTTCTAAAGGTTTTTTCGGTGCATTGAAAGAAAATTTAGGTGATTTAAAATCAACTGTAGAAGCAAATAGAGAAGAAATAGCTGAGTTCGGAAATCTAATAGGTAAAGGATTAAGTGTTGCTATAAATGCAACTGCAAAAACTTTAAAATTTTTTAAAGATAATATTGATCTTATTGTTGATGCTATAAAAATATTGATAGCTTTTAAATTAATAACTTTTTTTGCAAATCTTC